GATTAAGATGGCCCAAAATTTAGGAATAACACAAAAAAAATCATTAAAGGAGATAATAGCGGAAGAATACAAAAAGTGTGCGGTAGACCCGATTCACTTTATGAAGAAATATTGTATGATTCAGCACCCGGTGAGAGGTAAGATACCTTTTCACCTTTTCCCATTTCAGGAAAAAACATTAACTGAATTTAAAGATAATCGTTTTAATATAGTTCTTAAATCACGTCAAACTGGTATCTCAACTCTTTCAGCTGGATATGCACTTTGGAAAATGATATTCAATTCTGACTTTAACGTATTGGTTATTGCAACAAAGCAAGATGTAGCAAAAAACTTAGTAACTAAGGTAAGAGTAATGCATGAATTACTTCCTAGTTGGTTAAAAGGTGGTTCTTTGGAAGATAACAAACTTTCACTTCGTTTACAAAATGGTTCTCAAATTAAGGCTATTGCATCTTCTCCGGATGCAGGACGTTCCGAAGCACTTTCCTTACTTATATTTGATGAGGCTGCATTCATTGATGATATTGATGAGATTTGGGTAGCGGCACAATCTACCTTATCAACGGGTGGTAGTTGTATTGCACTTTCTACTCCTAATGGTGTGGGTAATTGGTTTCATAAAACTTGGTTAGGTGCAGAAGAAGGACAAAATCCATTTAATACAATTAAACTCCATTGGACTGTTCACCCTGAAAGAGGACAGGCTTGGAGAGATGAGCAAGAAAAACTATTAGGACAAAAGAAAGCAGCACAAGAATGTGATTGTGACTTCGTATCTTCTGGTGATACAGTTATTGACCCAGAATTATTAATGTTTTATAAAGAAACATATTGCCAAGACCCAATTGAAAAGACTGGATTTGATGGAAACCTTTGGAGATGGGAATATCCAACTGCAAATGGTTCTTATATGGTTGTAGCGGACGTTGCTAGAGGTGATGGTGCCGATTATTCGGCTTGTCACGTTATTGATATAGTAAATGCAACACAAGTTGCAGAATATAAAGGTAAAATGGATACAAAAGATTTTGGAAACTTTTTAACAAATCTTTCAACTGAATACAATGATGCTTTACTTGTAATAGAAAATGCAAACATAGGATGGTCCGCAATTCAACAAGTAATTGATAGAGGTTATAAAAACTTATTCTATATGAGTAAGGATTTAAAGTATGTGGATGTTGAACATCAAATGAGAAATAAATATAGAGCAGATGAAAGACAAATGGTAGCTGGATTTTCAACTACTTCTAAAACTAGACCTCTTATAATTTCAAAGTTAGATGAGTACTTTAGAGAAAAAGCAGTTACAATACGTTCTAATCGTTTAATAGATGAGTTATTTACATTTATATTCATTAATGGTAGAGCAGAAGCTATGAAAAGTTATAATGATGACTTAACAATGGCATTATCAATTGGTTTGTGGGTTAGAGATACTGCACTTCGTTTAAGACAGGAAGGTATTGATTTAACTAAAAGAACTTTGGGTGGTATTTCATCAAATCAGCAATATGAAGGAGTATATGGTCCATCCGATAGGGATGATAACCCTTGGAAGATGAGAATTGGTGATGACTTTGAAGATTTAACCCAATGGTTGTAAAATGTAGGTGTTTTGATAATTATTGATATTTATGGTATATGTCAAAATACAAAAAGGAGACCAAAATGATTAAATTAACAAATATCCTAAAAGAAGATGAGTATGTAGACAAAGCATACCAAAAAGGAGACCAACCGGCTGATAATCCAATTGATGATTATGATGAATTGGATGTAGAGCAGGAAGATATGGATGATTTCATAGCATATCTTAAATCATATTCACAATCTTTAGATGAAGCTAATTGTAATTGTGTTTATGAGGCTGAATACCAAGGTAGAGAAGTAAAGCTTGGTAAACCAATGAGAGGTGATGTTAAAAAATTTAAAGTTTATGTTAAAAACCCAAAAACTGGAAAAGTTGTTAAGGTAAACTTTGGTGACCCAAATATGAGAATTAAGAAGTCTAATCCAGAAAGAAGAAAATCTTTCAGAGCAAGACATAATTGTGATAATCCGGGTCCAAGAACAAAAGCAAGATATTGGTCTTGTAGAAAATGGTAAAATAAATTATGGCAGAACAATTTCAAGACGATAGGAGTTTCTTTGGGAGACTAAAAAAACTATTTTCAACAAACGCAATCGTAACCGTTGATAAAGATGGTAAACGTAGAGTAGTGGATGTTGAAGATAGACAAGCAAATACAAATTTTGTAAACCTAAGAGATAGATATACAAAACTACAGCGTTCATACTTTGAAACTCATCAGGGTGCTCAATCAATGGCATATCATCAAGTTCGTAGAGAACTTTTTAGAGATTATGATGCTATGGATATGGACCCAATTATAGGCTCTGCTTTAGATATATATGCGGATGAAAGTACAACAAAGAATGAATATGGTGATGTACTTCAAATCAAATCCACAAATGAGAACGTAAGAGAGATGCTTCACAATTTATTCTATGATATAATGAATGTGGAGTTTAACTTATGGCCTTGGATTAGAAACTTAGTAAAATATGGTGATGCTTTCTTAGCATTGGAGATTATGCCTGGTAAAGGTATTATCAACGTAGCACCACACTCAACATATAATGTGGAGAGATTAGAAGGTACTGACCCACACAATCCTGATTATGTAAAGTATAAGGTTGAATTGGATAGATTTGGTAAAAGAGAGTATGAACAATATGAAATGGCTCACTTCAGAATGCTATCAGATACGAACTTCCTACCTTATGGTAAATCAATGATTGAGGGTGCAAGAAGAATTTGGAAACAATTATCGTTGATGGAAGATGCGATGTTAATCCATCGTATTATGAGAGCACCTGAAAAGAGAGTGTTCAAAATTGATATAGGTAACATTCCACCGCAAGAAGTGGATAACTATATGCAAAAGATTATCAATAAAATGAAAAAAACTCCATTTGTTGATAAAAATACTGGTGATTACAATTTAAAATATAATATCCAAAACCTTACTGAAGATTTTTTCTTACCTGTTCGTGGTAGTGATAGTGGTACTAATATTGATAACTTAGCAGGTTTGGATTACGCAGCAATTGAAGATATTGATTACTTAAAAAATAAATTATTTGCAGCATTAAGAGTACCAAAGGCTTACTTATCTTATGATGAGAATGTTAATGGTAAAGCTACATTAGCTGCAGAAGATGTTCGTTTTGCAAGAACTATTGAAAGAATTCAAAGAACAGTTGTTAGTGAATTGGCAAAAATTGCAGTAGTTCACTTAGCAGCAAATGGTATAGAAGACTCTGAAATGACAAACTTTGAATTAAGTTTGACAAACGCTTCCACAATTTATGAACAAGAAAAGGTTAATTTATGGTCTGAAAAGGTAAGATTGGCATCAGATGCAAAAGCACTTAATATGTTATCATCGGATTGGGCTTATCACAATATCTTTGGATTATCTCAAGATGAAATTGATATTGAAAGAGCTAAAGTAATCTTAGACCTTAAAGATAGATTCAGACATACTTCAATTGAACAGCAAGGACAAGACCCAGCAAATCCACCACAACAACAAAATGTGGAAGAAGAAATTAGTAAATTAAAGACTGAAATTGAATTAAATAGGGCAGTTGGAAGACCAAAAGAAGGAAATACTTATGGTAAAGATAAGCATCCATATGGTAGAGACCCTTTGGGTAATATAGAAAATGAGAAGGAAAGAAAGAGAGAAGACAGAGCAGTAAACACAAACGCTAAAAAGTTAGCACGAGAATATATAAATGGAATTTCATCAAAAAAGAAGGTTTTAATTGAAAAATCGGGTATGCTTGATGAAAAAAACTTATTAGATGAAACTAAAATTTAATAAAGAAAAATTTGTTTATATTTATATGTGTTAGTTTATAGGGTAGAATAAATATAGGGTAAGTAAATGAAAAAAATTAAACACTCAAAGTTTAAGAATACTGGAGTGTTATTTGAGCTTTTGGTAAGACAAATAACATTAGAAGTTCTTAATGGCGATAAAACAGAAAACGCTAAAAATATTGTAAAAGAATTCTTTGCACCAAACACAGAATTGAACAAAGAATTACGTCTATATGACATTTTGTTAAAAGAAAAATATAATTCTGAAACAAAAGCAGATAAATTGGTTGAAACTGTATGTGATGCACATGCTAAATTGAATCAATCTATATTATCAAAGGAAAAATATAATCTTATTAAAGAAATTTCCACAAAATTTGATTTAGATAATTTTTTATCATCACCTATTTCTAACTATAAAGTCCTAGCATCTATCTATAAAGTATTTGAATCTAAGAGAGCAAAAGGATATGATATTAAAGATATTTTTAATTCTAAGATTACCCTAATCGAAAATATTACTTCAAAACCCGCTCAATTAACTAAACCAACGGAAGATAAAAAGTTGATTGAAACTTATAAACAACAAGACAAAGACCTTAGATTACTTACCTACAAAATACTTGTAGAAACTTTCAATAAAAAATACACAAATTTGGATGAATCTCAAAAGAATTTATTGAAAGAGTATATTAATAACATTACTAACACTACCAAATTCAAAGATTATGTTGCGGTTGAATTACCAAACATAGTTAAAGAATTAAAATCTATCCAATCTAAATTAACAGATAAAGTTACACAAATTAAATTATCAGAAACTATTTCCGTTTTAGATAAAATGAAAATTGGAAAGACTGTATCTGATTCTCAAGTTTCATCTATTATGCTTTCTTATGAGCTAATAAAAGAACTTAAATCTAAAGTAAAATAATGGAAGCAAGATTAAAAGAAGCAATCCGTAAGTACGTTAGAGAAAGAAACATTCAAAGAACATTGGATGAAATGAGTGTGACTGGAAATGTTGCAGGGTATAACACACCAGCAGCATTTGCAAAGCCTGGTCAAACTGCAAAGAAAAATAAAAGATTAGCACAAGCTGCAGGTGGTACTGTGGTTAATGATTTGGAAGAAGGATTAACAAGTAGCGCATCTTCTCCATTCACACATCCATCTCAAGTAGCTAGTAAAAATGCAAAATTAGCAAAAATAAGTGGTGCTACTGTAGTTGAGGGAGAAAAAGATTGGGCTTTGGGAGATATTCCTGCTAGTAAAGATGAAGCGTTACCAATGAAACCAACAGCAGCTAAAAAAGAACCTGGTGCAGAAATTGCAGATATTAGTGGTATGATTATGGCTGAGAATCGCTGGTTAGAATTAAAAAGAGAAGAATCTTCACCAAGAGCAAAAGTTGGTAGAGGAGTTTCTAATATACATAAACAACTTTCTGAAATAGAGAAGTTTGTTAATTGGTATTCTAAAATTAAGACTGAAAATGGTCTTAAAAAAGAAGATTACTGGAAAAGAACAAACGCATCTTTATACAAAATCAGAGAAAGGTTAATGGGAATAACTGAAAAATTAAGAACTTTATAATATGCCAGCAGTATCAAAAGCACAACAAAAATTTATGGGTATGGTTCATGCAGTACAAAAAGGAGACATGGAAGCACCATCCAAAGAAGTTGAGAAAGCAGCAGATTCAATGAAAAAATCAGATGCTAAAGATTTTGCATCTACAAAACACAAAGGATTACCTATGCACAAAGAAACAATAACAAGAGCAAGATTAAAAGAACTTGTAAAAGAAGTAATGGTAGAAGAAGCTGATTATCAAGAATTCTTCAAAAAGGCTTTAGAAAAAGCTGGTAAATCAATATCTCAAATGAGTGATGATGAGAAAAAAGCATTCTTTAATAAAGTTGATGCCGCTTGGAGTGGTAAAGGCGAAAAGAATGAAGCTAAAAAGAAAAAATGGTAATATAGAATGAAATCTCTTTTAATAGAAACACAATTATTTGAAGGTAAACTCAAAGAAGATGAGGGTGGGAGAGTTATGGTAAAAGGCGTTCTGCAAAGAGCAGGTGCTGAAAACCAAAATGGTAGAGTATATCCAAGACCAATCTTAGAAAGAGAGGCTAAAAAATATCTTCAATTTATTAAAGAACGTAGAGCATTGGGAGAATTAGACCACCCAGATTCTACAGTTATTAATTTAAAGAATGTATCTCACAAC